ACGAATTTGCTTAAATAGCTCTTTCATTTGCACACCTTCAAATTTACATCAACCACCAATAAATTTGGGTTTTCTTCTTCTATTTCGACCCGGGCGCTTTTTGGTGTTTGCGCTTCTACGTCAAACTTATGCGTTACGCCGTCTTTATCTTTTGCTATGACGCGATATTGATTAAGTAAAAATGTCATTTTTGGTGATTCCTCTTCATCGTTGTAAACTTGTGCTTTGCATCTATGCACATTTGATAACTGAACATTACCACATTTGCGATACAGTGCGCTTATTTGCATGTGGTAGTAAAACGCATCTTCTGCGTTATCTTCTATTTCTGCCTTTATTGCTTCTTCTAGTAAGTTATCTATGCACATAAAAATATTTTGCGTTTAATGTTGTTTTTAATAATGTAGCATATTATAGTGTGTTTGCAATTATTATTTTTAACATATTTGGAGATTAAAGAAATGAGAGAGATTAAATTTAGAGCTTGGCACCAGGAAAATGAAACAATGGTAAACTTCGATAACAATAAGCTAGTGAGTGATGTTTATCAAATGAACCACCTAGCATGCTTGATGCGCGGTGACTACGGTGATGTTTTAATGCAATATACTGGCTTAAAAGATAAGAATAGTAAGGAGCTTTACCATGATGATATTTACGTTAAGTGGGGCAAGACTCTAAAGTGTGACTTTGAGCAAACAATATACGATAAAATGGAATGTACTATTTTTGACGGAGACTTTGAAATAATAGGCAATATCCACGAAAACCCCGAATTAATAAAGCCACTTTAATTAGTGGCTTTTTACTATACTGCTCTAGCGACTCCAGCCAGCCAAGCTTTCTTTTGTATTTTCATTTTATCTATTAGGCTTTGCATAACCACTGCGCCAGTTTTACGGTTTACCAATATTGGGCTTTGGGAGCACTGGCAATTAATACTATTGGCTGCTTCACTGTAAAATTCTTCAACTTCCTGAATGCTGTAAATCTCAGAATGCCTTGCCACGTGATGAGGGCGGCTTGTCATAGCAAAAGCACTAAACCACAATTGCTTTTGTATGAATGGTGAATTGCCGTAAATGTCTTTGTTAATCTGGCGTGTTTTATCTCGTTGTGCTGTCCTGTATGCGCCCATGATTTCAGTGCGTGATATGCGTTGTGCGCGACTAAATCCAACACCTACACGTTTAGCAACATCGCGCGTTAATTGCTGAATACCTAAGCCGTTAGCCATGCCACGTGTTAGCGTTTCTGACAGGTTAACTTTCATTGAATCAGTTAAGCCTTTCATTTCATTAAACACACGCGAGTAAACTAGGTTTAGTGAGTTAATTTGCTGCGGTTTAAATGCGTCTGCGTCTAACTGTCTAACCATCATTGCTATTTCATCACCTACAACATCAGGCTCAGCCATGTTCTTAGATGACTGTATAGTGTCGCGTATCGCGTCCTGAGTTGCACTTGATAGATATGATTGATAAAACCAGTTTTGCGGTCTGCGTCCATCTATAGAATCTAATATCTCACTGTAAAGCAGGCGCTCAATAAAGCTATTGATAGAATCATAACGCTCTGTCGATATGTCATAACTATAAAACTGCTTGTTAGCAATAAACACATCAGATTTGCGCGTATCAAGCTCACCTTTGCTATTGGTAAAATATTCAAGCGGTTGCCAAAACTCATGCGATTACTATTAGCCGCGGCAACACTTTGATACTGCTTTTGGTCGCGGCATAATTGCTTAACGGCTTTGTTAATTCGCTCGAACCGCTTTTTTAATTCTACCTGGGAGCGCTTTAAATTGCCCTTTTGATTTGCTGGGTCTGCCGCGTCATTAGGTATAACTGGGTATGCGCTAATCTGGCGTATTTTCTTCATCAGGCTCATCATCCAATGTTAAATCGTCTTTAGCGTCAAAATCATCATACTCTGTTTCGGGCTTTTCAGAATCAGCGCCGCCAGCTTGTCGAATTTCTTCCATTGTCCACGGTGGCTCTTGCCCTGCTTCACGCGCTAATTTATTTTGCTCAGCCATCACTTTAGAGTTAGCAAGCTTTTCTGTCGTGCTGGGCTCACCAATATCAGGCCAACACACTTTAAATTCACCACTGCTAGGCTCAGAAAGTAAACCTAAGTCAATTAGTCGCTGTAAAAACCTATGTATGTCATTACCGTATTTCTTCTGCCACTTTTTAAGTCGCTTGGTGAATGCTGAGCTATTTTCTGAGCTTGCGCGCTCACCTGTAATGTAGCCTGCCAATTCAGTTAATGGTACACCACGACTCGCACACGCTTCTACTACGCATATTTCCCATGCGCTTTTTGGGTCTTGTAGTTGTGTTTGTAGCGTTGTTACATCAACACCAGCCATTCGTAATGCGCTGTTAAAGTTATCGTTGAAATTATCAATAGCCTCATCAATAACTTCTTTCTTGGCGTTAAATGCCTTGGCTGCTTCTGCGTTGTTAGCGCTTAAAATGTATTTAGGTCTAGCGTTGTTTCTTCCACCCTCGGCATATGCGCCGCGCACTTTGTTAGCATCAAACAAAGCGTTAAATGCTGGCTCTAAAACTGACTCGCCGTAAATTGTCGCGCCTACTGCATTTGTAATGACGTTTACGCGACTGTAGTGCAATGTATGCTGTGTAGCATTAGTTGTTTGGCGTCCGCTTAACTGAGATGGCTGTAGGCGGTAAGTTAGCGGCTTGTTGTAATTTTCGCTGCTGTAGTCTGGATCAAACTCCTGGTTAGCCTCGCACTCAACTTGATACCACGGATTGATAGCAATAATTCGCTTACCTTGCACAATTGGATTTTCTAATTTGTTTTCAGATGACTCAGAGATTACAGGTACAATTGTTGAGTATTGACCAATATCAGCCATTTTGAATGATGTCTCAAACACGCGCCATAAATCAAACTTTTTGACCAGCTCATTAACTTCTTTTTCAAACTGCGTATCTTGCGGCGTATCTTCATCACCATCAACTATAAATGGGTCATCACTAAAGCAACGCTCTGGAATAATATCAACAATAGCATTAAAGAAACCACCTCGGCGATATGCGTTATAAAGCACATCAAATTCAATTGCATCAGGATAGCCATAAGCAGCAGAATCATTTCTGTTAGTATCGCCAAAATTAACCGGAGCACTAGGTATAATAGAATTAAGTGGCCTACGCTGATTTTGTCGCATATTAGCCACGAATTGTTTATTTAGATTGTTTGCAGACATAAAAAAGCCACACGTTAATAAGTATGGCTTTATTGTAGCATGTTGTTATTGGCTGGGCTATTTAGTGTTATTAGCCTCAAAAACCGCTTTAGCAAAACCTCTTGGCGTTGCGCTTCTTATATTTTTAGTCTTTAGTGATTTACCGCCAAGCTTTTTATGTTGGTCTGAGTAGCCAGTAGTAACACTAATCGGTATTTTTACAGGCTCAACAAAACCATTCCCGCACCAGATGCAGGTTTTCTTAGGGTACGCATCGCGAGGCTTTATGTATTCTGGGTAAAGCGGGTGCTCGTCACTTTCAGGCAAGTATCCACCAAACTCCCAAGGGTGAAAATTAAAATCGGGTTTTCTCCATAGTGTTGATAAAACGCTAACTGGATTTTCAGCACCCCAAGGGCATTTAAATTCATTTCCTACCAACTCAACCAGCTTTGCCAGTGCGGTTGCTTCGTTTTGAAACTCATGGTTAGCTGCTCGCTTCTTAGCAAAATGAGCAGCGCCACTAACAGCCAAGTCAGTACACTCAGGAAAACCAAAAACAAAATTAGCATCTCCAACCATGGATTTGATTTCTTTTGCGTGGCTACCTATCTCGCTATGCAAAAACCACATACCCACTTTAATCAATTTACCATCTCGATTAACGCCGCTTTCATGCTGACCATCAAACAACCAGCACTCATAACCAGCGTCAAGCCAAGGCTTTGCCATAATACCTGTTTTATCGTAAAGGAAGACCGCCTTTTTCACTTTTCACCTCCATTAACCACAAACACACGACCACCTTTTAACTTTGCAAGCTCTTTGTGCAACTCTGCGTTTTGCTCGATTATTGATGAATAAGCATCAACTAGCTTTTCAGTTGTTGAAATTGGCAAAGGCTGCCCACCAACAATGTAGGAGTTAACTTTATTTATTAAATCTTGGTCAATCATAACGCAACCCCGCTATTTTCATTAAAATGCGCTTTACGCGCTATTAGGTTTTGACACGTTGCAAATAAATGCTTTGTGCTATCTGTAAATTTTACATGCTTAAGTCTTGAATCACCGCCACGTGTAAATTTTATTGTTTCTTCAATATTTAATTCACGCATTACCGCTAACTGCCTTTCACGCCAACTTTGATTAATACCAAAGTAATATGGTGGATGCTTTTCATCTTCATCATTGCAGTGCCAGTTATCCCACATTGCTTTTAAAGTTACTTCTGGTAATGGGTTTTTCTTGTTTAAATTCATTAGGCGTAAGTATTTTTTGTAGTTATTCATTTAAGTCAGCCTCCTTAACAAATACACCATCAATCATTTTGCCTTTGCGGTCTTTAATGTCGTGCCAGGCAGTTTCAAGGCACTCTTGCATAGTGTAACTTTCACGCTCAATTAAATTTATTAGCACAACGTTAATATCACCAACATCATCGCGAATATCTTTGCCTTCTGGCGCCTTTTTAATTCTTCCGTTACTTTCAAGGTCAGTAATCATTCCACGCAAATTACCTGCAATCTCAAATGGCTCAAGCTCTGGATTTATGGTTGCAAAAAGCTCAATTACTTCTTCCATTAATTTAACAAACTGAGCTTTGTTTGTTGAGCCGTTAATTAAATTGCGGTCTTTGTGCCATTGCGCCATCTTGCTAATTAAGTTTGGCGTGTTGTGGTTTCTTGTGTAAATT